GTGGCAGGCCACGCGGGATAACGGCCATACCAAAAAGATTCCTTACGGGGGGCATAAAGGCGTGATTCATCGTGCTTTCCCTTTGTTTTTGGTCTTTTTCTTCCGTTTCTCCACGATTTCACGCTCTAGCTTCGCAAATTGCCCAGTGAAGTTCCCGAGTGCATCAGGTGTGAACTGTTCGCGCATAACCCGAGCCCGCTTGTGGATCGCTTGTTTGCTCACGTCGTACATCCGCGCGATGTCGGGAGCGGGCAGACAACCTGGTAGGTCTAGCGCCCACGCAACCAGGCACACATGCCGGCGGAGATTGAAGTCATCGGTCAAGGCCAGCGCGTCGATGAAGGCCTTCAGCATCGAGCCCACGTGTTCGCGACTGATGAACGAATCCGTCTCCACCCGTTGCTCTTGCTCGGTGGAGTTCCAGATACGGCGCCAAGGTTGGACCTCAAGGACGCGGCGAGGCTGGACCATCTCGCGGTAGGGAAGCACGCCGCCATCCCGCAGCTTGTTCTGCTTATCCTTGGGCAGGGAAAAGAACCAGGCATCAAAAGACCGGGCGTCTGCGTTAGGCGCCTGTAGGTCGTGCAAAGGTTTAGCCATCTAATCCGAATAACACGGGCAACCACCAAAGAATCAAAGAGCAAGTCGCGCACTCAGATTAGATACTAGGCCCGCGACAGTCTTCCCGCGACAGTCTATGCCACTGGCCATCGAGGCCAAAGGTGATGATGCCATGACGACGCATCCGCCAGATCAGGGAGGTGACCTTGCCGTTGTAAGTCAGGTCACGGGCGATGTGTTCTCTCAGCTCATGGGTGGTCAGTACAGCCGGCCAGTGGTCGATGGCCTTACGGATGTCGTCATTCTTGTCTCTCTTCTTCCTTGATGCCTCCACGGTGGCGGCTTGGCGGCAGGCCTCCATGTGGTCGGGCATCCTTTCCCAAGCCTCAAGGCGTATCCGGGTCCATCGTCGTTTGACGGATAGGAAGTGGAGTTGTCGGTCGGTCAGCCGGCGCTTAGGACGGCGGGGTCTGTCGGGTTGGTTCATGGGGCTTGGGTAGTCGTCAGTCGGCTCATCAAACGGGCACCCCAAGCGTTAGCGTTAAGGGGTAGCCCTTTGACCTTACTGTATTCTTTGTAAGGACGGATGTTGAGTAGGACCTTGATAGGGGGGTGCGGGGGGTGTTTGGCATAGGGTCGGGTGGTAGGGGTACGGGTGTTGACCCTTACTGGACGTTAAAACGCCTTGGCGACCCCTTGGCGGGGCTGGAATCGGCACGTCCTTGGGAGGGTCTGGTCGCCGTTTGGGCGGCGGTGGCTTCCTCGGGGACGGCGTACTCCCATCGGACTACCCCCTTCTGGCGGGCGTGGCGGATGGTGATCTCGTTGGCGAACTGGTCGGCGTGGTCCTTGAGGCCGGCACGGCCGCGGCGTTTGGTCAGGGCAAACTTGAAGATGGGTTCGTCGCCTTGGCAGCGCTGGAGGCAGGCGACCTCTCTCGCCCAGTTCGTGAGTTCACTCGAACCGCTCCCCTGATATGCCAGGTCGGAAACGGTCTGGCCTTCCTTGTCCTTGGCCGAGCGGGGCTTGGTGGTGTGGTGGACTGCCATGAAGACGGCGCCGGTCTCTTCGAGGACGGGGTTGATGCCGTGGCGGAGGAACTCGGTCATCTGGCGCTGATCGGATACCTCGATACCGCAGAAGGACATGAGAGGATCACAAGTGAACCAGTCCGCGTTGTGACGGATGGTGAGCTCTTTCATGCGCTCGATGAACGCCGGACCGACTGAGCGGGTGTCGCGGTAGATGTGGAGGTTCTCTTCGAGGAGGCGCTCTTCGTCCGGGTAGAGCATCATGCCGTCGGTGATGGACTGGAACGCTTCCGCTACATCGCCGCCGTCGTTCTCGGCCTGAGCCAGGACTACTCGGAGCGGGCGCTTGGGCTTGATGCCGAAGAAGGGCCGACCGACGGCCAGAGAGATAAGCAGCTGAAGGGTGAAGGATGACTTGCCCACGCCTGACTGCGAGACGAGGAGCAGGGAGCCGCCCTTGCAGAGCCAGCGGTTACCGATGAGGCAGGTCGGGTCGTTGGCCGCGTCGAATGACCGGAGAGCGGAGAGGGGCATGGCCTCGGCGGTGTCGCGGGTGGTCGTGCGTCCCTTGGCTGCCTTGAGGGAGCCTTCGGTAAAGGCGATGAGGGTCTCGGGGTCAGCGCTGTCCTCTTGGGCGTGCTCGAGGAGGCGGGAGGCCGTGAGGCTGATCTGACGGAGGGCGGCCTTGCGTTTGATGAGGTCAGCCCAACCAGGGTTAAGGGTGGATGCGCCGACGACCGTGGTCAGGTCGGAAATGAAGTGGGCTTCGACTGGGGACTTCCCGTCGCGAAGGCGTTGCGTGATGACGAGCTCGTCAGGGGAGACGCCTGCTTCGGTTGAGCGCAGGATGGCCGCGGCAATGTCGGCGTGCTTCGGTTCGTGGAAGTCGGAAGGGATCAGGCCTTCAGGCAGTGGGAGGGCGTCGCGTAGGAGTACGCCGAGGAGGTGACGTTCCGCATCGAGGGCGGCGGGGAGAGGCATAGGAGGTGGGGTTGTGCCGATGTGCGTCGGCGTGGTCAAATACTTTTAACGCTTACGAGGTGGCGGACCAAAGTGGTCGAGGAGGCGCATCCGGCCTTTCGTGATTACGCGGAAGCGTTTCTTAACGAGGACGCCAATCTTGACGGCGCGGTCAACGTAGAGGGAAGCCTGATGGTTAGCGGCGAGGTTCCACTTGGTAGCCCACTGGGCACGGGTCAGGAAGCCCTTGTCGGGTTGGACGGCCAGCTGGTGGATGTCGGCCATGACGGCCTTGAGCACCGGGTCTGAGCCGATGCGGGAGTAAAGAAGCTTCTGTCCTTTTTGGCTCATTTGTGTCGGGGGTTAAAGGTCTTCACGTCTTTGGTCCAGATCCATTGGTCGCCCATCTTGTGGACAAGCCACGCCTTGTAGTCGCCGCCGGCGGTGATGAAGCCAGCGACGAAGCCAGAGCCCCAGCGAGCGGTCGCCAGCCTTTGAGCGCTGTAGGTCATCTCATCTTTCCGGCATAGGCATCCAGCTGAGAAGGCGTTGCCGCCCCCGTGTTTGGTCAGGGCGACGCTGGCGAGGTTGTGGGTATGGCCGTGAATGAGGGCCCCGCCGAACTGGGCGTAGTGGAGCCCCTGCAGCACCGTTGCGTTGGCGCCATGGGCGTAGCCGTGTATCATCGTCACCGGGCCGAGGCGGTAGACTCCTTTGTCGGCGTGGTAAGGCAGGATGACCTTGGCTCCGCATTTGCGGGCGTGAGCGTTGATGTGATCCTTCACGCCTTGGCAGTAGTCGCGTACCAGGGCAGAGCCTGAACCTTGCGCGGCGTCTAGGCGGTGCTCATGGTTTCCCCAGAGCCAGACGTTCGGGCGCCAGCGGGTGAAGAAATCCTTTCCTTCGTCGAGGTCAGCCTGGAGAGACTCGGCGCCTTCCTTGTCCGTGCCGACGCCTTTACGGAGGGAGCGGAAGTCGTACTGGTCTCCGCCGGCAATCTTGAGGACGCTGTTACCGCCGAAGTCTTTAGTGAACTCCATGAGCGCGGCCAAGGCCTCGGGGTCTGCCATGTCCCCGTGACTATCTGAAGCGAAGATAAACTTGGTGAGCTTGCTCATAGTTTGTATTTGGTTTCGAGTTTGTCGCGCATCAGCCGTGCCTTGGTGATGTCTGTTGATAATTTAGTGAAGACATTTAAGGCCTCGGTTCGTACGCGAAAATAATAGAGACCCTTGTTCTTCATCAAACGCCGGTTGGGTCTGTGCTTGGTTGTAGAGTGACCCATTCTGTTTAAGGCACTATGCAGAGAACCAAGACTTAAACCCCTTTCAGCGGCAAAGGACTTTAGGGTAAGATTGCTGAGTAGGTAATCGTTTGCAGCTTTAACTGCGCAACCGTGGTCAGATCGGGTAGAACCTGTCATCCGAATTCTAAGCTGAGAGCGCGCGCATTTGACGCTACCAGGGGTTACGCCAAAAAGTTCGGCTGCTTCTTCGTCGGTGGCCTGATTATCGCGGCAATACAAAGCGGCGTCCCTAGCTCTGCCGCCCTTAGGAACTTGGGTGCTCATAGTTTTATGCGGTGTTGAGTGGGGGCGTGACGGGTAACGTCGTACTGCTTGAGCAGCTCGTCGCGTCGGTGGCGGGCGGTGATCAGGTTCTCGCCTAGGGTCTCGCGGATATCCAAGCCGTCCTTGCGGAGGCGAAAGTAATAAAGGTTACCGAGTTTCTGCATGTTGCGGTTCGGGCTGACCGGGCGCTGATACTCTGGCCGCTCGGTGATGCCGTACCTCATGTTGGACGGGCAGGACGCAAGGAAGTCAGCGCGCTCACGGGAGATACCAACCCCAGCCGCCCAGGCGTAATCTTCCTCGGTGAGTTTACGCGGCTCGGGCTGGTTGCTCATAGGTTCCAGTTGAGAGCCAAGTGGCGCCCTTCTTGGATGATATGATTCCGTGAGTTGGGGGCGAAGACGTACTCTTGGTCGAACGAGTGCTCGGCCTTCAGTTCGCAGATGCTGTCGAGCTCTTCGTCGTTAGCAGGGCCGACGCCAGCAGTGGAGACAAAGATTGTCCGCACCTTCCAGCCACGCTCCCACAAGACATCCTGACAGGTGCGAACCTCGTTGAGATACCTAAGGTCGCTGCACACCACCGTTTCGGGAGCCACGTCACCGGGCGTCATCTGGATCGGGGCGAAGTTAGCCAGGTTCTCGGCGAAGACGTTGACGTTCAGGGAGCGGGCAAAACGGCCAAGGGTTACCAACACGTCGCGATGTTCGCATTTGAATTTCTCGTTGTGGAAGTCCCCTTCTAAATTGAGCGACCACATGAAGTCGTTCCCCGCGTCCTTGAGGTGGTCGGCGAAGTTGGTCTTGCGAGAGGGTCGCTTTGCCCACTCCAAGATTCCCGTCGCTAGGCAATCCTTCCCGGCCCTGGCGAAGCCACTGATCAGGACGAGCGTCGGGGCGGCCATGGTGGTCACGCGGCGGAGGCCTCTAGTGCCCGGGCACGCTTGGCGAGTTTGGCGGCGATGCGGACCTGACGGCCAGAGATGCCGAGTTTACGGCGGATGCGTCGGAGGGAAAGGTCGGGCGTCTTTATCAGCGCCTCGATGATGCCCAACCGCAGCTTGAGTCGGTTGTCCATCAGAAGGGCGGGTTGGCTTCGTCGATGGCTGGGCGTTCGTTGACGATGGGCTTCTGACTGCCTTTTGGGTAGGTCAGGCTGTAAGCGTACTTTTTACGGCCGTTAGCCGCGACGCCTTTGTCGGTAACCTCAACGCCGATCAGGCAAGTCTGGAGGAAGGCCGGACGCATGAACTCAATGAACTCAGCTTCGGAGCAGTCCGTGCGGAGCAGGTCTTTGTCCTCTGCCCAACCACCGTTAAACTTGGCGCGGAGGAGGTTGAGCGCCTTCGGGCTTCGGCTGCTGAAGTACTTGCTGAGGCAGTTCCCCTTGTCGTCGCAGAAGAAGACCTTGTAGGAGATTGTGCCGGTCGGGTTACCCGTCTCGCGGTCGGTGTCTGGGTAAAACTTGCCGAACTTCATCGGGAAGATTTTGAGTTTATAGGTGCCGCTGACGGAAATGTCAGAGAGCGGGGGGCGTTCGTTGTTGGGTTCCATGTTAGAGGGAAAGGTATTTGATGGCGGCCGCGACGAGGATGCCGCGGTAGGTCAGGGTGTAGATGATTCCGATGCATCCGCCCAACACTTCTGGCAATTTGTCTTGGGACATATCAGGCGAAGTTGATAGGGGTGGCTGCGGAGGTCGGCGCGTTCAGGTCGATGGTCTGGATCTCGTCAGAGTACCCGGGCCACTCGCCCAGGGCGGAGCAAGACTTGTAGAGGGTGACGGCCTTCTCGAAGTCGGCGACGGCGTAGGAGGTCAGTTCAGGCCCTAGCTCGTAGACGGCCGTGGCAAGGGTCTCCTTCTCAACGCAGGCAAAGCGGAAGCCGCGGGGGCGTTCCTTGGTCTCGATTTCGTAGACGGTGCGGTAGAAGTGTTGCTGTAAATTATAGCGATACTGACGCACGGCGCTGAGCCAGCCCTTAGGGGAGGCATCAAGGCACGTTTTCAGGTCCCAGATATAGCCGTCCTCGGAGACAAGGTCGATGGCCGACTTGAGGGGGCATCCGCAGTAGTCGACGGTGTACATGACCTCTGCCTTGACGATGGTGACCTTGTGGCGGGCGAGGAGATCGCGAGCGGCCGTGGCGATGCTTTGAACCTGGAGCGAGTCCTCGGCCTTGAGGATGGTCTTGCCTTCGTTGAGGGCGGAGAATTCGGCCCACGCAATCTTGCCGGCAGAGGTTCGGCGGTCGATGCCTTCGGGGGCGGTGGCGTAGAGGCCGTCGTAGAGCTCAGGCTGGAGCACGGCGCAATGCGTAGCCGAGCCAAGGGTGAGGGCGGGCGTAGGCTCGCGGTCCTGGCTCAGGTAGTGGCGGTAGTGAAGGCCGGACTGGAGAAGGGCTTTCGCCCCGCTGTAGTTAAGTGCGGCCGTTGCGTCGTAGGTTTTGCGGTCTGGGATTTGCATGTGTGCGTTGGGTGGAAATTAAAGGGCGTCGTCTTCTGGCGGGGACTCTTCCTCGACGTGGGCCGATAGTCGATTGCAAATATCAAGCGCGTGATCGGCGGCGAGGGCGATGCGGTCGAGTTGGTTGCGGGCGACTCGCTCATGGGCAATGATGACCTTGATGCGGTCGTAGAGCGGCTTGACGTGGTAGGCCTCCTCGATGCTGCTCATATCAAGGTCGGCGGCTTCGGCCTTGGCGGCGTCAACGGCGTCCTCCAGCTTGGAGGCGTCGGCAACGAGTTCGGAGGAAGACGAGGAACGCATGGTAGCGAGTTCCCCGGTGAGCTGAGTGAGGAGGTTCCTCAGGTAATCGCGGTTGGTCATTTGATGAGATGAAGTTCTTTGATTTCGCCGTTAGGGGCCGAGGTAAAGAAGCGGACTTGAGAGCGCTGGAGGGACGGGAAGGTCTTACGCTTCCAGGCGTTCAGGTCGGTCGTGAAGTCAGCGGATTTGCGGGCGGTAAACTCGACGTAGGGGAAGCCGTCCAGCAAGAGCAGCAGGGCGTATTGATTGGCCACGGTGGCCGCAACCTTCTCAATGCCTTTTGGTAGGTCGCTCATTGACCGGTCTTCGCTTGCTTCCACTTGGCCACGGTGGCGGTCATCACGGCGCGGGAGATTTGGCAGGTGATCATGTCGGAGCCGAGGATGTCTTCGATGACGCGGGCGAGTTCGTTGCCAGCGTAGCGGAGTTCGCCGATGGTCTTGGCTTGGTTCTCGCAGCGCTTCTCGGCGGCCTTAGCCTCCGTCTCCCAGAAACCTTCAGGCATTGTTGCGGGCCTCTTGCCACTCGCGCATACCCTGGAGGAGTTCCTCGGGGGTGGCGGTATGGGCGTTGCGGAAGATGCGGTACATGGCGTTGCCGGCATCGCGCATGGCCTCGAGGCTTTCCTCGAGCTGACGGATGCGGGCGTTGGCCGCGAGCAGTTCGTTCTGGGCGTGGGCCTTGGCGATGGCGTCATTCAGGAAGGCCATCGGGTCGAGGGGATCGTTAGGGTTGTTCATCGGCGGATGACGTTAAGGAAGGCGGTCTGGTTACCGAGAATTGTGGCTACATGCTCGGGGGGCAGGTCAGCCAGGGCTTGAGTTTCCTTGAGCCAGTTCTTGCCGACGACGTAGGCCTTGGCCTTGTCAGTCAGATCGGCGGGAATGAAGGCGGCCCACGGGCGGGCAGAGCCGGTGATGGTCGGGCGAGAGGCCGCGGCGCCGTCGTCGTCCGTGTCCACGCTGATGCCGCATAAAGTCGAGGCGGTCATGCGCCGGAGATAGGTGACCTTGGAGCCGAGCTGCTGTTCGTTGATGCCCTGGACGTTTACCATGACGGCCTTGGGCTCCTTGGGCATCGTCTCGCCGGATGCGCCGTGCTGCAGGAAGGTCACGATGCCGACCTTGTTCTCTTCGCTGATGACGTACTGGACGAGAGCCACGTCGTGATCGGCGAATCCCTCTTTGATGCCGTCGAGCAGCGCGTCGAGTTTTACGTACTTCGCTTTGAAGGCAGGGTTTACTGCGTTGGCCTTCGGGTTGTGAAGCGCCTTGAGGGCGGCCACGAAAGCGGCGGTGGGGGTTGTGGGTTCTTTAGGCATAGGAGGAAAGGGTCAGTCTTTGTTGATCAGGTCGCGGATGTCGTCCTTGCCAATAGACTCCTTGAGCACGGCGAGGGATACCTGACGCAGCTTGCCGTCGATGACCAGGTTGTAAGCGGGGCCGGCGGCCTTGATGGTCTTCGTGAGGGGCTTGGCGACAACGCCGTCAGGGAGCAGGATGTAGCGCGTGCCAGGGATGACCGCGTAGAGCTTCATCTCGGGGGCGTTGGAGGGATTGGTTTTCTTCATAATGGGAAAGGGTTAGTTGATGGCGCCACGCTGGGCGGCGTCGTAGATCAGGACCGCGTCAGAGTTGTAGAGCGTGATGTCGAGGCGGTTCCCGTACAGTTCGAGCGCGCGGGCTTTCAAGTGATTCTTCCAGCCCTTGCCGTGGTCTTTCTTTTTGCCCAACGAGTGAGCGGCCTGCCACGCCTGAGGTTTGACCCGGTGAATCTTCCAACCCATGGCTACCGCAGCGCCGTAGATCATGCCGTAGTTCTGGGCGAGGCGGGCGATGGAGGACGCAGGAATCTTCGGGCCGTAGCCAGCGGTGGACGGCTCTTCAAGGTAGAGCTCGACGTCCTTTGCCTTGAGCGAGATGTCAGCGATGTACTGGCAGACCTCCACATCGGTCTTAGGCATCTTGTCGGCGTAGATTTCAGGCTCGCCGGTCTTCGACCAGACGATGCCACCCGATTGTCCGGGGTCCACGGCTATCAGGATGTGCATGGGTCAAGGGTTTTGGTCAAGGTCAGCGGTTCTGCGAGTCAAATAAATTGGCAACACGGACGGCGTAGTCGTTAGGGCGGAAAGACCGGGCTACGGCGCCAGACCATCCAAGGTTCCAGACCACGGCGATTTGCTCAGGGGTGGGGTCGGGCTTGCCGACGCGCACGAAGTTCGCCCTAATCCAGCGGAGATGCGTGGCCGCAATCATGTCCTGGGCGGTTATATCCCGCCACTTCGACCACTGGTAATGATGATAACCTTGAGCCTTCAGCTGCTTGTCGGCATCGTCCCATGCGTCCCGACCTACCTGATACATTCCCCGTTCACCGGCCTTGCCGATGGCCTTGCGGTTCTGGCCTGACTCGACCATGGCGATACACTCGAGGAGGGTAGCATCGGAAGCCACGGCGGCGTTGAAGCCGAGGAAGAATAGGGCGACGATGGAAAAGGGGCGGGTCATGCGCTCGGCTTGCCCTC